CTTACCACCTAAGAATGGTACTTTCTCAGGTATGTGTACTTCTCTAGTAATAAACGGCACCTTGCCACCTTTGAATACAGCTGTTCTACCAGTCTTAGGGTCTACTACAGCTTGGGCTAGCCTTGCCTCACCACGCTCAAACATCTGTAGCTCATAAGGAGCATTTGTCAGTCCCTTGAATAAGCGGTTAGTTTCTGCTACACCACTGTAAGATTTAGGATATAGCATCTCCGCTCCTCCTAAGAAACTCCTCTGCATATTCTCAAGGAAGTTAAAAGGACCGAAGTTAGCAAAGAGTAGATTCCAGCGGGCTATAGGCATTACCAGTCTGCGTTCCATAGCTACTAGGGCAGATGAATACAGTATCCTATCTGCTACCCTACTGTGCCATGAAGCTGACCTACCAGATTGAGTCATATATCTAGTTAGAGGACTGTGCAGATTATTATAGCGTATTTCCTCTAGCCTATTAAATACGCCCATAAGAACATCAGATGCTGAGTCCCCTTTAAGAGCAGCCTTAGCAGTGTCAGCTACTTTCTGCCTAAATGCTACTAGTTTAGCTGATAGCTTGTCCACCATCTCCTCAGTAGCTTCCTGCCCAAGGTCAGCTAATATCTTACCTGCTGTTACTCTCTCACCTTGTCCACTAAACATATTGAGTACTTCATTATTGATATGAGCCAAGCGGTTAGTATCAAAGGTTACTTCCTCAGCTATCTCCTTAGTTAGTTTAATAGCAGCTGCCTCATCTATGTAGTTAAACTCCATCATAGGAGCGCCTGCTCTAACTGCTGCATCCCAGCCTTCCATAGGTCTTGTTACAGCCTGGTCAATAGCATTAGTAGCAGCATCAATAGCATCTTTGGCAGTTAGACCCTTCAGATTACGAACTTCAGGATAAGTGCGCTGTAGTACTGAACTGAGTTTCATATAGCTGTCCCTAGCAAAATTCCTAGCCATCATAGTGAAGGTTCTAGGAATCTGATAACCAGCACCAGTTAGCCAGAAAGCACCTTTAACAGGAGACAATACTACCTGTACTCCAGCTTTGAAGATAGCATCTGCACCTGCAACGTAGCCATTCTCAATTGCTCCTACCCAAGGACCTATCCTAGTACCCAGACCTCTAAGCCCTACCTTAGTAAGCCCAGCGCCTAGCTTGTAACCAATAGATGTAGCCACGCCCAGTCCAATATAGCTAACTGGGTCAAAGAATAATTCAGCTCCCAACTTGCCATACCAGGGCACGTCCCAGTCGTTAAAAGCTTTGGCGTAAGCAGACCAGCTACTCTCACCCATAGAGCGATAGTACTCATACTGTTCCTCAAGCCTAGCCGCAGCAGTATCCTCAGGAGTCTTGAATAGCCTATGCGCTCCTATGATAGCAGCTGAAGCTAGTGGTCTTGGTAGAAAGTTAAAGTATTTATCCAACGCATGCACCATAGCCATCATAGGCTGAGTCACCAGCAATTTACCAAATTCTAATGGAGTTAGCTCAGGAGCTTCTGCCATTACTGTTCCTGCCCTGATTAGATTAAGGCGGTCAGATTCTATTGCCCAGTTTTTAGCTCTATCTGATAGCCATTCCTTAGCAGACTTCATCTCCTCATCTTGCAGTTCCATCTTGCTAAGCATACCTCTGACCTGCTCCTCTGTCATACCTTGAGGTAGTTCAGCCACCCCAAAGGCAAAGGACTTAGCTATTTCTTCTACAGTCAGATTATGGACTGCCCTTAGCTCCAGCTTCGGTGCTGTAAGGATTTCATCCAGTACTTTGGTCTGGGCTTCTATAGCATCGCCATCAAATCCTTCTGGTAGTAGGTTAGACCTATACTTCATTCTATCATAGAAGTGCTCCAACCATACTATATCTTCATCTCTCAGAGGAACATCAGCTACTATATAGTTAAGTAAGTCCTCTGCCTTCTCTATCTTATAGTCAGGTATAGATATAAACCCTTCTCCAAGAATCATAACCTCCTGCTTCCACTCAGCAGCGTGGAGAGCCTGAATAGCCAAATCCCACTCTTGCATAGCCTGCTGAAGCTGATTCTCTATCCGAGTTCTCTCACGCTTAGCCTCAGTGAACCTTGCCAGAGCTTTATACTCTTCAACTCCAAGTTGAGCTAGCTCCTTTCTAAAGCCTGGGAAGTATTCAGGAATCTCTACTGGAGGAACAGTTACAGGTTTTCCAGGTTCAGGAACCTCTATACCTTTTTCCTCCAATATCTTCTTAGCATATTCTGACACTTCTGCAATAGGTTCTGGCATTATGCGCCTCCTTCAGGTGTAGCTCTAGCAGGCAAAGCAGTTCGCTGAGGTACAGTCTCTGCCTTGCCTCTAGGTAGTTCCACTGGCTGCTCCTGCCTACCTTGCTCAGCAGTTAGCATAGCAACAGTTGCATCTGCTACAGTATCATATAGCCTAGCAGTCTCTCTATCTCCAGTCTTATCTAACCAGGCAGCTTGGCGTCTGTAGTACTGTATTAAGGCTATTAAGCTATTAGTAGGGTGCATCTCAGCCTGGTCTGCTCTAACCTGTGCTCTTTCCTGCATTGGGTCTTCAATATCAGGGAAGAGTTTCTTCATCACATAAGTATAGCTTAGACGGAAGTCAGGGTCTAGCATTCTGGCAGTAGTGGCTCTCTGCACCAGGTCTCCAGGGATTTCTACCTCATAATCAGCACTAACATAGATATCATCTGGCAATGCATCAGGATAGCTCCAGCCATAAGGCTTTACTCCACGCTCTTTAATATCTGCTAGCCAGTCGTTGTCTATGTCTTCATAGCGATTGATGAAGGCTTGGTGAAATGGTTTCATTACTTGGTTAGCAGAGGCAGCTATCTGACTCATAACATAGGCTGTTAGCTGTCCCTGAACACTACCATACATAGCCCAGCTAACTCCACCTCTCTGCATCATAGCCTCTAAGTCAAGCTGGGTGCTTCTCAGTTCTAGCGGTATAGGCGGAGTGCCAATGAAGTCAACGGAGTCATCAGGACCTCCTCTAAATATAGCACCTCGGCGAAAGACGTCCTCTGGTCTGACTATAGCTTTACCACTTCTACTTCGCTCAAAGATTCTAGGCTGAGCGGTATCCCGTAGTAGTTGAAGACTAAAACTCCACCACTTATTCCAAGTTCGGTAAACATGCTCGTTAGTTGCTACAATAGCCTGACCTATATCAGCTTTCCAGCGCTCACCACTATCCTCCTGAGTTTGTAGTTTGAGTGTAGATGAGTAAGTAGGAATCATACCAGATGTCAAGCTGCCCATATCAGGCAGTCCACCAACTGGAGCTACATATATAGGCATACGCTTAAAGCGAGTACGCTCAAACTTTACCAGTATATTATCTATAACTATAGCGTTCCAGATAGCTCTGGCGAAAGGAAAAGTATCAGATATCTCTACCCACCAGTAGTCGTAGATGGTAACATTTCTTCCTACCGATGCTCTCCACTGAGCATAGTTGTTACTCAACTTCCAGCCGTTTCGCTTAGCCATGTTAGTAGCTTGGCTGGAACCTACTGGGTAGATATGAGCTACCTCACTGAGTCCTAGTGTAGCATCCCACATGGGATAGACGTCTATAGGGTTCCAGGGCTCATCGTAGCATCTAGTGCCATCGTCTGTTACTGCAGCAAAGTCAGCATACCATCCAGTTGCAAGCATGAAGCCTAGTGAAGTCCGTTGTAGAGATTGTCTGGGATTAGTTTTGCGGAAGTTATTGTGCACGTCCTTCCATGCAGTTTTGAAGAACCTGCTAACAGATGAGACAGCTGTAGATACCTCTGGGTCTATAGAGTCATAGTCCTTTATCCTATGGGGTATATCAGTGTCAAGGAGATGTAATACTAGATTGAACAGTGACCTTGGGTCATTTCCTACAAACGACTCCATTTTCTCCGTTTTAAGTTCATCTACCATCTCTATGAGCCTATACCACCGCTTCATGGCAGAGTCTCTAGGTGACCAGAACTTCTTTAATTCAGTACAGCGGTTAATTACTGCTACTGCATTTCTCTCCATCTACTTCTCCTTTAAGGCTCGCTGTTAAGTTCTGCTACGGTCATTGACATTATCAGTTACCCCAGTTGTCAGTCCAGCCGCCTTCGGTTGTATCTCCAACAAAGCCTCTAGCAATAGGCATAGCATCTCTACAGACAATAGCTATAGCACCAGCATCGTGATGGTCATCTGCACCTACTACCATTATCCCACTCTTGACCATCCTGTTTCTTCTAATATTCTTACACTGAGACCAGAAGCGTATATCCTGGCAGTCTATGTCATCAAGATGTCTACTAACCTCTGTTATCATATAAGGTTTAGTTGATAAGTTAGTTTGCCACCCTATGGCTCTTATCATCTTACCTGTTCTTACATCCTCACGCCAGTAGAGGTCAGGATAATCTCTCAGATGAGATACGATGTCAAGATTATCTTCTGGGCAGATAACTCCGCTATTGTAGTAGTGAGCTACTTCCTTCATAAGTTCTGCCATCTCCCACTCATCGTAGAAGCCAGCTAGAGTAGCACAGTGCTGCATTACTGGAGGAATCTCATTACCTTCCTTGTCTCTGTAGCCTTCAACAAAGTTCCATACTTGCCCAACTGACTCAGATGTCTTGCCTTTCCCAGGGTCTATGGAGATAACATAGCCTTTACCTTCTTCTACATCATGCCAGATATCAAGGGTGGCTGACAGTGTAGTTCCAGTTATCTTATCAGTAGCAGTAATGTTTTTCTCTATAGGAGCTGGAGTACAGGTGTGTATCTTGTCAGTTATGATGTCAGTACTATACGCCTGGTCTCCAGCTACCAGAAAGCAAGTCTCATCATCCTCAGGAAACTCCTGCTCAAAGATAAACATAGTATCTCCAGCTCTACGCAGACTAGCCATCTCAGATTTCTTATACCTTCTCCACCTAAGCTTAGCCATAGCTTCAAGCTCATCAAAGTTATATACTTCTATCAGTTGCCGTAGCATGATAGCCTCATCTGACTGTATATCTGGTAAAGGGTCCTGGTTATCTCCTGGAAGACAGAATATGTCATCAGCATACATCTTATACTCAGGATGTAAGAACCAGGGATAGAAGTGAGCTGTATATACTGAGTCACCTATCCTGCTGCCTTCCTTAGCCGCTCTATACATCTCACAGAACGGATTATCCTCACCGTTAGCAGTGCTACCTACTCTCACCTTAGTACGTGGGCTAAGGGGAACT